GGCTCGGCGCCAACCCCGACGGTGCAAACCACCTGAGTCTGGTGTCGAACGAGGGCCTTATCGTGCTACGCGCCAGCATGGTTGACCCTCTGTACATAAGTTTGAGGCGCGCAGTGTGGAAGAGAAAGAGTCAACTTCGCAGGCAGAAAACAGAACCAGTGTTGGATTTATCTGAATGGAGAAATATCCCGGAGATTAAAGATAATAAGAAAAACTACAAAATATTTGATTCACTGGCAGATTTACGGAAGTGGTACAATAGTGGTGGAGTAGGGGCGTTGGCCAGCGGGGAGAGCTGGACCCGAGATCGCCAAAGCGACAAAATCCAGGAATTGCGGTTGGGTGGCGCCTTGAGGCTTGATAGTATCAGGGGAACATACCTGTGGAGTGTCAGACACACGCTCGATTTGTCACTACTCACAAATTTAGTTTTATTCTATCAACTGGCTCCAGACACCTATGCTGTGGACTGTGTGCTTCGTGCCGTTCAGTTTGGGTTCATGAGTTTCGGTACCAAGGTCAAGTTCCTGAAGGATATGGCAACCCAAACAGTTGAGAAGGACATTACCCCCGACACATGGTTGGGGGCGGATGCACTCGTGGGTTATCTGTCCACGCAACAGGCAGACCAGGTTGGCTTTGACGCCATCGCTGACACCGTTAAGTTGGTGAACAGCCCAGTGGAACTGAGGAGTTTCGATGGGAAGGAATGGACTCGCAGACAATTCTTAGACGATCTCAGAATGTACGCTAGGGGGGCTAGAAAGAGATGCCTCAACCCGGGTCCTGCTCTTACCTGGGATCAGTTCATTGATAACCGGAAAAACTACTACACCACCGGCTCCGCCAAAGGTTTGAAGATAGATCATAAACGCCTGAACCGAAACGTGGCAATCCAGAGTGGCGAGTTTCTGGTGTACGAACAGGAGACGAAAGATCTCTGGGGTCACGGTATACTAGCCGGGAGTGCAATCAAGAGTGAGAGGGGCAAACTCAGAACCATAGCAGCTTTCGAACTCTGGGCGAGTGTTCGTGACACGTACATAGCCTTACACTTCGAACGCATAATGAGGAGTGTGCCCGCCATCAAGTCAACCGGCTCCCTGAAAGAAGATGCGCAACTCTCGGACACGATACGTCGCTACTGTGATCTTTACTACCCCGTCTTGAGTTACGACTGGTCAAGTTTCGAAAACCATCACTCCATCGCCAGTTATGAGGTGTTTTTCACTGAATTGGGAGAGCCATGGTTGCAAGAGCCCGACTTCCTTACCGCTCTAGAATCCTGTATCCTGGATTACCGACAACTGGCCATCCTCGTAGATGGCCAGGTGGTGTACCACTCATCTGGTCAACTCTCCGGCTCGCGGTTCACGGCCATATTCAACAACATGCTCAACGACGGAATCCACCAGATCAGAAATGTCAATGCGGCCCGATTGAGCATCTCAATCCCCAAAACCATATTCAGGAAGTGTCAAGGTGATGACAGCATAGAAGTGTTCGATAGCTCGCTCGATGCCATCGAGCCAGCCCTCGAGGTCATGAGATTAATGGGTAACAAGGCTAATGCCAAGAAAATCACCCTTGCGCTCGGGTCAGGTTCATTCTTGAAGGTATTCTACCGCGCAGGAGAGACGCCCTACACAATGCTGGCTCGGGCCGTGTCCAGCGCCACCCAGCACAACCCTCTGTCCACGCTACAACCCGGTGAGGCAAAGATGGCGGAGATGCTCTCGCGCTACAGGTCATTATATCGGGCAAGCAACGTCACCAGAGGTCGGATCGAACGCCTCTTCTTGGCAGATGCGCTCTTCGCGGGCTTCTCCCTCACTGACATCTTCGAGTCGGGTCTCAACGGTGGTAGTGGCCTGTTGAGTAACAGCCACTTTTACTGGAGGGAGAAAAAGACCGTGACAGTAAAGGATCTTGTTCACGGTCAGGACATGTATAGCAACGTCTGGTTGGATACGCGGGAAAAAACAATGGTACAACTGCTACCAGATCTCGACCCCCTCCTCAAGGCCGAGAAATCGGAGCAGTTGTCGGAAGCACTAGGTCGTGTCGTGGTTATCGAGAACATCGATTACTCTAACCCCGAACTCGTCAAACCCTTAATCGCTCCTATCCTCGGGGAGTTTGACACCAGGATAGGATGCCTCAGAAAATGGAGTTTTGAGATCATGAGCGCTAGAAAAGTACTGCAGGGGCACGAATTCTGGACGTTTGTGAAGGATTTAACTCACCTGGAGGTGGAGATCACCTCGGTTCGTTCCAAAGTAGGGTCCGGCCTGGCCCTGGATATCTTGCTCGGTGATATGGGCTGTACCTTCGGCCTGGGCTCGCCATTGTTGGCCCAGTCACTCAGAGATTCGGCCATCACACTGGCCCTCAGGAGAAGAAGGTCTGACAAGATGTTCATAGCTCGGGTAATGGCCGGTTATGCCTTACTTTTGAAGGACGCTGACTTCAGGAACGGACTGTGATCAATGGACCGGAACGTCCTTAAACTATCACCGTTATAAGGTAGACTCGAAGGTGAATTGACATTCGAGTCAGATCCATGTACCGCAGCCATTCAACCCCACCACCCAGTTGAATTCGTGAACTTACGATCACGCGTAGGCGAGTAGAAATGGGCGAGTACGATGGACGAGGTCTTACACCGAGCGCGAGTAACCGATGACCGGACCAGTTCCGCGACGGGCCAGGCGTAACCGTTTGTAAGGGTAACCGAAGTCGGAAAGCATTAGTGTTCATCAATCCCACGGGTGATCGCTGTAGTGGTAGTGGTTAGAAAGGGTGCGTCATGTCAAATGCCGTAGGTAAAGGCTACCCAGATGAGACGCTGAAAGACTCGTTTAACTTTCCCTCGTGCCTCCCGTGGGGGCGCCCGTTAGGGTTGATGAAGGTGGTTAAAAC